GGTCTACGGCCTGTTTCTGCATAGCCTGATATTCCAACTTCTGCGCGTCCAGCGCATCGGGAAGAATAACCTGTGTAGGTTGTGCTGGAGTAGGCGTCTGCGGTTGCAATGCCTGATACTGCAACTTCTGCTGTTCTAGCGGAGTAGGCGCAATAACCTTCGTTGCGGGAACAACCGTCTTGGGTTTAACAACGGGAGCGCCAGCAGTAGCGCCGGTCAATCCTGCGCCTGTAGGTATAGTAGAACCAGGGATAACGCCCTGTTGCTGAAATAGCGTATCTTGGTACGTCGTCTCTCCCTGCTTGTATGGATTTGCTACTGCCATTCTCGCACCGCCTTTAGTCTTATTATATCATAGGTCATAAATACGCCTTTGCGCCACCGCTTATAATTTTATAAACTCCAGTTGCATCTACCCCAATTTCGTTATAAGATGCACCATTAACGGCACGCATAACACAAAAGTTGCTGGCTTCGTCTAACCACATTCGAACATTGCCAGACGAATCACCAATAACGCAAGAACCATTTACGTCTACAGTTATTCTTGTAACGTTATTATTATCCCATAAATATGTCGTTCCATTGCCAGCCATAGACAATCTTGGATTGAAGTTTACGTCTTGTAGAAGAAGTCCACCCGTAGAACCTAAAACAAATTGCCAAGCCGGTATGCTTTCTGAAATAGATTTTCTAAACAAGAATAATCCTAAGTCAGAATACGCCCCCCGATCTATTTCTCCAACAGCGCCCCAAGTCTGTGGATCTGTAGCATCGTTTGTCATGATCTGAGAAACGCTTGCCATTTGTCCGTTTATTTCAGTGATTCCACCGATAAGAACGTTATCCGAAGTGATATTAAATCCAACCTTAGGCGAAACCTCTACGCGAACATTCTTCCCGTTTATTCTTCCTTCTGCAACATAACCAGTCTCCAGAAGGTCTATAAGATAATTCATGGCCTTCTGCAACTTCTGATCCATAGCGTCAAATATCTTTGCTGCGCTGAACTTGCCCATTATCTTGACCTCCCTCTTACCCTGAATCTACGCTCGATGTTGTACAGATACAATGCGTTACCCTCGGATATGATCTTGAGCCGATAGTGATGAGCGTTGGCTATAGCGGATACAGGCAAAGGCAGTTCTATTGTCTCTACGTCTCCGGTGAAGATATAGTCTTCTTCGTGGTACAACTCTACAAAGTCGTCTGCGTTTGTCGTAAGACTGTACAGAACGGTAATGTCTGCTGTTTCTGCCGCTGTGCCAGAGATCATCAGGATAAGCGTAGTAAGCGTACCCAACTCTGACGGATTAGTGTTGTATGCTTTCGTAATGATATATGGGTATATAATATCTTCCGTAGAGCCATCGTGCGAAAACCCCATGTCGTTGTATTCGTCAAACGTATGGTTTCCTGTTAGTGCGCCATTAACTATTTCATAATTATCTATAACAGTGTATATGCCGCTTCTTGTGTAGTTTGGTATATAATAGCATTTGAACTGTGAACTTATATCCACAAGATTCGAAGAAGGGCCGGACATTCTCCACCACGTTCTCGACTTTAAGTTGAATTTATAAAATCTCATAAAATCGTCACCTTGAGTCATAAACATATAGTTTATGTATACATAAAGGAACGTTTTATCGGTGGCTAGTTTATATTGATTCTTCAAGACGCCATCCACAGGATAGTCTACAAGTTTCATATCAATGCCGCACATAACTCCATTAGTCAAGGCATTGTTTACAAGGATAGGACGACTAATAATTCTGGGATTTGAAGCACCGTCGAACTCGTAAACATCCGACCCGCTGATAAAGTACAAGCGATTGTTTGCTTGAACCAAGTCGGATACAGTATTGCCTTCCTTTATCAATCCCATATCGGTAATAGCCATTTGCAAAGAAAAAGTATCTGGACTATAACCAGACAGCGCGTAGATGTGACTGGCCGAGAAGATATAAAGAACATTTGACATGACTTCCAGATCCAGAAGGTCGCGTTCTTTTTCTATCGTCCAGTACCCTGCGTCGTCCTGCACATATCCACCGGCAGGGCCAACACCAAAAGTTATTTTATCTGCACCGGCGGCAACAGACCAACTAGAACCAGTAAAGCTAGTCCACGCATCGTAAGTCTTGACTGTCTGTACTCTTTGCCCTGCAATGGGAGTCAGTGTTTCAGATTGCGCTACGCCTAGATAAGAGCCAACTACCGCTATCGCTCCCATTGTGTCTGCCGTAGACGTAGCGGTAACAGTCGCCGTAAGTACGCCAGCCCTTGCCGGTTGAGCAGTCAGAGAGTATGCATCATTGGCCATATCGGCAGACGCCATTAGAGCGTCGTCATCGTAGGCAAGGCTGTACCACGAGAAGAAATCTCCAGCCCTGCACCACCAGACTTTATTACCCATGTCTATCGCAAAGATTCTATTCGCATGGGACACAATGCGCTTAGGATAGAACGGCAAGGTTATAAGACCGGTTGTCGTATAGTCAAAATAGATTAGTTCTTTCACTGCGCTTGCGATAAAGCAGACATAATTTTTAGCTTCTGTCTTAAACAAAGCAGCATCATAATAATCACTGGCATAATTGCTTTCGCTTGCAGAGACAAGAAATTCGCCAATACTATAGTCAGACATGTCCAGTCGTTTGATGTATAAATCTGTTCCTTGTTTTATCAGCAAGTTAATAGACGGATCATCACCTATAGGATGATCCGATATCCCTACTCGAATTTCTCCGTCTGCTTGAGCGTTGTCGGTAAAGTTTCCCGAAACATCTGCCACTGTTTTTGCATATAGCATTATCGCTTCTTCCCTGTACGGTTCTGCGTCAAGAAGACCAGACAGATAGTTATCGTTAATAGCGGTAGGCGGCGTATACTCGTTAATGCCTACGCAAGGACGAGTAACTATACCCTGCATTTGTCCAGGCGCTCTGCTTCCGTAATAACTTCTCATATTAGAATCCCACTCCGAAAGATTTGCTTCTGTGCCACTGTGCGTTGTCACGTTTCTTGTTGCTCTGCGCCTTTTCCGTTTCCATTTGCAGTTTCCACAACGAGGTCAGAGCAGAGTCGTATTTCTGCATGAACATATTGGCCTGGATCGTATCAGGACTTGCACCAGAAGCACAGATCATGTGACAGCAGTAGAGCGCAAGCATATCGTGAAATCGGCTATCGAACTCTGGACTTGCAGTAAGCAAAGTTTCCGAAAGAGCGGTAAGTTTCTTATGATATCGAATAATGATCTTGAGTGCTACAACCGTAGGCGCAGGATAGATAGCCAACTTCTTAGAGCCAGTAGAATCAATGATCTGAAAGTAAGAGTTGGACACCATCGGATTATCGTCGCGCTTGCTAAGACTGTACTGCGTGTAGTCGTATCTGCTTGAAGGTGTTGCTTGATTCGCGATAGCAAGACGGATAATCTGCGAGATATCGTCCAGTCCTGTAGGAAGCGCATAGGAATCTTGCGCGATAACCGTTGTAAGCGAATCGTCTTCTACGATCAGTCCGAAATACGGAGAAAGCCCGTCTAAAGCCATGTTCATGTACGCAACCTTAGTTGTGTTGGACTCGGCATTGTTATATAAGCGGTTCACAAGATTCAGGAGTTCATTCGTGGTCATTCAATTACGACCTTTCTTTATTTCCAAAGTCCTTCTGCTGACCAAGTAACAAATGCACCAGAAGTGTTTACTGCACTACCTACTTTTATTTGAGTAGTTGATAATGCGTGTACATATGCCGCTGAACCACCAGATGCATAGAAGAACGATGCCTGTCCAACGGGATTTCCAACAAAGGTATCATCCAGATCAATAGTTGTAGAATATCCACCAGTACCTACGTCACTTGCCAGAGAAGCGCAAGGGAAACTTCCCCATATGCGCATATATCCGTTGTCCAGTTTGATCTTACCATTATCTAAAGCACCGTATCCTACGATAGTCTGATCATCAAACCGCTTGTCTACCTCATTGATCGCGCCTACGAGATTCGTTTTCTCTGTAGTTGTTAAACTGGCCAAAGTTCCAATGCTGGTATTCGCGGTGTCTGCGTGTCCGTCCACTTCGTTAATTGCCACAACTAGATTTGTCTTTGTCGTTGTAGAGAGACTCGCCAGAGTGCCGATAGATGTCGCGTTGGCTTTGACCGTCTCCGTAGTCCTGCTTGCTCCTGCAATCTCCGCAAGACCTTGCTCGACATTGGTTGCGGTATACCTATTCGCTGAATCTGTCAGAGTAACGAGATCAGCAGGGAACGTAGAAGGATAGACCATCTGGGGAACATAAGGAAGAACAGCGGCAGATGTAGCGCCTACAGACGCATTGATCTTGGTTCGCTTTTGTTCCGTTGCCCAATGCATCGTCTTGACTGTGGCAACTATAGTTCCTACCCAGAATTGGATATACACAAGACCGTCCAAGTCCATAACGGAGTCTGTCTCGCCCAGTCCGAAAGAGAATAGTTCAGAAGAACAGTCATAGCCACCCTTGTAGCAACTAGTTCCATCTGGCAAGAGAAAGTCAAGAAACGCTTCGTAGCCCAGAGCCGCTACTGCCGCAGGAACAACAACGTCTATAGTCACCCGTTCCATCTGTGACCCGAGCGAGTTAAGAGACAAGGATATAGTCTTGTCCGAGTTGACTGTCAGTGTTATGTCTGCCATTTAGTCACTTCCTTACTCATACCAATGATACGAGAGCGATAATACTGCGGTCTTTCCAGCGCCACCACCTACGGATGCAACAGACGCACTAATCCGTGTTCCTGCTGGCATACGCATTGTGCGAACTGATGTTTCTCCACCAACAGTATTATTGTTTGCCGCCGTAGTTGCTCGTCTGCTTACTATGCGTTCTTCATATCCGGCTAACCCCTTGTATAGCGTAATGATGTATGTGTCTGCCGTTCCCATCAAGCCTAACTGCAAAGAATGAATGTCAAACTCGTCATGTATGCCAGCACCAGTGTTTGTTTTGGTAAACGTTCCGGTTACTCCAGTTGAACCAAGGTTCTTGAGAACACCAGTAGTGGCAAGTCCATGTCGTGTGAAGATAACTTTATCCGTTGCTCCTGTAATTGTCCAGTCGCCATAAGTGTATCCGCGCAATTGTTCTGCAACCGCATCTGCTGTTCCAACTGAAACTGCCTTTGTATAAGGAACTCCGTTAAGATCAATTGTGACGTTACCAGCAACGTCACAAGCATGGGTTATCTGTAGCGTATCAACTTCGTCTGCAAGCACAGGAATGACCTCTACAATGGTTCCCATCGTCAAAGCGGTTCCGCTTGCCGTAAGCCCTATGCCAGCGGCCAGATATGGATATGTACGAGTTCTGCTATGCGCATCTTCTTCCAGTATCTCCAGCATTGCTCGTATATCTTCGTTGCTGACCAGTCTTATTCTACTCATTGCTCTCCTTTACTTCGCAATACGGCTCAATTGCTAATTAGGTTAAAAATTTGGCGCTATTACTCTTTAACAGGTTTTACAATGTCGCCAAGAACCCAGAAAGTTTGCTTGCAATCTTCGCATGTCCCGCAGCATTAGGATGCAATCCGTCTGGCATATAAGCCGCCATATGTGTTGCATTCCAAGGATACAACCCACTATTTGCATACAAATCAAGAACAGGTACGCTGTACATCGAGCAAACCTGTTTCAGGGCATTTACATAGTCGATCATCGTTTTTCCCACACCATTTGTAGCGGAATAGTATGTTTCGGAATTAGAATTTCGGGGGGTAGAGGTTATAAACACGATATCTGCACTTGGATACCGATCCACCAGCCCATTGATCAAAAACTTAACCGATCCAAAAAATGAAACATTATCCGCGTCCGTTGCCGCATCTGAAATCGCTCCCAAGGTTGCATCTTGCGCGAAATCATTTACGAGTCCCATCACGCAGACGAGGTCAAGTCCGGTTGGTAGACTTAGATATCGTTTGGTATATCGTTTATCGGAATACGATGCTTCCCTTGAAATTGCGCTCCCCACCCAAGAATCCGCAACAATAGACCCTAGATTTAATTGGTCTGCGACAACGCCGTAGTAAATGGAATCTACAGGAAGTTGAGTTGGAGTGCCACCCGGATTGCTTCCAGATGTAATAGAATCCCCCAAAAATCCCGCGCTGATTCCATTCCATCGGTCTGTAAGAAGTCCAATTACCGACGATATGGGCGTGGACGCGCCGTAATTATCTGTTATTCTGGCGTTTGGAAACGATACCTCCATATAGTCTACATATCCAATTAGCGTTGCCGCCCCAGGCGTTGCAAGTGTGCAAACATCACCACTTCCGAGTGCGCCGGTAGGAATATTAGTCGCCAGTGTGTCCGTCCAAAGTGCGGTTGTGCTATCATCTGCATAAAGAATAAACGTAACAAGTGTTCCGTTTGTGTTTAACTCTATTACTATTCGATACCAAGTATCCGCAAGTAATTCTCGGTTTGTGCTAGTTGTTGAACCAGTAGTTGCGCTTACCGTTTGTCCAGTCAACACACCATTAAGAATCTTTACATATGCGCCATCGGTAGGAGCCGTAACAGATGTGGTATCAAGAAATCCCATTCTCCTTGTAACACCAGTTAGAGTAGCGGCTGTGCTAAATATTTCCGTGAAGCGATATCCTCCACCCAAAACAAGTGAATCGCCCATTGAGTAAAAATAGTAGCCGCTATCAGCATTAGATGCATGCGACTTAAAGTAAAGTTTACCCGGATGCTTAGCGGTAGTGGATGTTGATGCCATCGTGCCTGTATTGATCGCCGCACCACTCCAGTAAAACTGACTCGCAGAAGAACCTATAAAATCGGTTTTATACTTTACTAAATTGGAGACAACCTGCGGCGTAATTTGCGCCAATTGCGAACCAGTCTCCTGTAATGCCGCTTCGGTATCCGTCCCTGTCCAGTACGAACCAGCATCAGCAATCTTCTGGTTTGCCGCGAGGTTATCTATGAAGCCTATTCTTTGAGAAAAAGGCATTTGCTAATCCCCCTTACATATCCCATTTAACGATCTGATATGTGCCGCCAGACGCATCAGAGATAATACTCAACGTTCCTCGAACAACCAGATCAATCGCCTGTCCTGCTGTCAGTTTTAGAGCGGTCGCATTGGCAACGGCGGTAGTCAGAGGATTGATCCAGATATTGCCGGACACGCACATAAAGGTAATCGGCTCGCCGTTGATAACGACAGAGTCTGCGCTTGCGTCTATTGCAGTTACTCCCGTAATGGCTTTGACAGGACAAAAAGCATCCCGCACGAGTTGTGTCATGTAATTTCCCCCTTAATAAACATAGAAGACGCACAACCCCGATTAAGAATTATGCGTCCTCCTTCTCTGTTACTTGTTACTCTTATTGTATCATGCCATGCAATAGGGATTAGATCGTGCCTTGAGCCGGATACACAACGTTATTGGCATCTGCCGTAGTGCAACGGTTGTCCTGTGCATAGGTCAGACCACAGACGATACATCCAGCCATTGCCGTTCCTTTGGCGGCGGCAGTACGCAAGTTGTTGCGAATAACGAAGGTCGTCCCAAGAGCATCGTTGATGCAAGCCAGAGTAGCCGAGATCACGTTGTCTTTGATGATACCGACCTTGTTGGCCGCATAGGTAACGGTAGCCGGAATGTCGATGCCCATGTTAGCGCCTTGAATAAAGCAACGCTCCACACGAAAACCATCTGCCTGTCCAGCACCAAGTTCGATAACCGCATCGGAGTATGCGCCCGTAAAGTCGCAATCGATGATCTTCATGTCTACGCAAGCGGTAGCGAGAATAGCGGCGGTAGCGGCAGTCGTGCTATTGCCACGGAAAGAACAACCAATGAACTGGATGCCATGCTGGCCCGTGATCGTGAAGATGTCGCCGCCAGTAGCGGTAGGCCCACCAAACTCCATGTTGATGAACCGGCAACCCTGATAGCTGATCGTAGCGGCTACCGTGTGGTTTCCTTGCAAGCGAGGTTTCGCACGCCAGTCGGTTGAACCAACGCCGATAACGTCCGTCTTCTGCGCAAACTTGGTCAGAGTTTCGCCTTCTGATGCGCCAGTTTGGTCGGCCTTGAAGAAGATTCGGTTACGAGCGGCATAGCCAGCTTTTGCGGCGGCAATAGAAGCATGAGCGGCGGCAAGAGCGACTGCCAATGTCTTGTACGCAGAAGTCCACGACAAGCCATCGTTTGCATCAAGTCCAGCATTCGCATCGACATAATAGGTCTTGTAGTAACCGGAACTGGCAAGATTGCCGTTCTCGTCTGCAAGCAGATTGTCACCTATAAAAAGCGGATTAGGAGGAAGTGTCAGTTTTTGAGACATTGTGTTACATCCTTTCTGGATTCTGTCGGGTGTAGAAGTCTACCCCACTAATTGTGCCGGAAGATATAGTAGGGGCAGACCGATCTGGCCTACCCCTACAGTCTTACTTACTTGCTTACGCGCCGGTCGAACCGACTACACGATAACCAGGTGAGATCATGCCTGTACCATACATTTCAAAACACATACCGCGATAGACCTGGCTGGATTTGAGCCATTCGGTTTCGAGCCAGATGGATTTCTTCGTCTGCAAGATAGCACCGGCATCTTCCAGCGAGTCGTCGATCAGGAACCACGGGCTTGTATCCGCAGCGCCACCAGTACCAGCGGTAAAGTCGATATAGGGATTGGAAACGACTCTTACCGGATTCAGAGAATTGGCGACGTTCTTCGTGTTGGACAGTTCGAAAGCAACCAGCTGCGATTCGAGGATCTGCATTGCACGATACTGCATATGGTCGTTGATTAGCAGGGTCGTAGCGCGAGTGTCGAACTGACCGCCAGCCTGATCTTTGATATCCAGGAACTTGTTCTTGCCAGCAATCAGGTTGTCGGTTGTCAGAGCGCCCGTTGCGAGGTTATTGTTGTGTTCCGCGCTGGACAGTAAGGGATGCGTAGCGGAGAAGATGTACACGCCGTCAGCACCGGTTGTCGTTGCAAAACCATCGTTGTACAGGTCGGCAATAGCCTTCTCTTTCTTCTGGAGCATGACGCGAATCATGGGAGCGCCGAAGGAACGATTGACCGTCTTGTACAGGTCATATTCCAGTTTCTCGCGGGAAGCGTCCACACCTTTTGAAATGGTCTGCGAGGTAATGGTCGTCTGATAACCCTGTCCAATGGAGTCGAACGAAATGGTATCCCTTTCCGCTTTGACTTCGGCAGCGGTCAAGTCGCCCAAGGTATCGTACAAGCCGATAAGTTTAGGCTCCTGGATTTCCGTGGAGATTTGCGGGTAATATTTCTGACGGGGCATCTTCGCTTCACGATTGAAGATAACGGTTGTTCCGGCTTCCGTCATTCTGGTAATGTCTGAAACTCTACCATTAGCCATTTATGTTCACCTTTCTTTCTTTTTTGTGCTTAGCAACTAATCAGTAGATCAGCAGCATCAACCACGACGTAAGCCTTCGCTTTGTCGTTGTCGTATCCAACTAAGAACAGGAACCCACCGGTCGTGTCGTCCGGGTCAAGAACCATGTCTCCAGCGGTCACAACCATATCGTACAGCGTTCCAAGGTCAGCAGCGGTGAAATAGGTTTTCGTACCAGCCGTGGTAAAGTCGATTTCCAGAACGGCACCATTGATTCCGTAGAACGGAACAAGCCCACTCGTGGTAGCCTGTGCTTCACAAGTGACACCCAAGATTGTCTGGCCGGAATGTGCAGCAGCGGCGGGAAATGCGCCCGAACTGGAGATAATCAACTGATCCTTGATAACATCCGTGGAACTGGCCGTCCAGAACAGGATGGGCCTTCCTTCTGTATTTTTAACTTTAATAGCCATGCTTTTTCAATCCTTTCTTTTAGCGATTAGGAACCGACTCGCGGTATTCCTTATCCGAGATTTTTGTTCGTAACACTCTTTCAAGTCTTGCCTTGTCTCTGATTTCCCAAGCCGTCAATCCTTCTGCTGTCGATGCGTTTCCTGCCCTATCCGATCTGGACAGTGTTCGACCGTTCGCGTCCACTTCCCTTGTTGACTCGCCCCTGGCGGCTGAAATGGCTCTTGTTTCGCGGTCTGGTTTACTTGCTCCGTATAATCCGATACAAACCTGTTCTGCTGTCATAACTCCAAGCTTGACCACTCGCATAATCTCTTGAGCATTTTGCTTCGCTTGCGGGAACCTTGCAAAAACTTCTGAATTGTCTTCCCTAAAGTCCAACAATTCTGTTCTTGCTTCTAGGCGCTGATACCGCTGATCTTCTGTATACAGGCGCTTCGCGGTTTCCTCGTCGTTTCCCTCTGCAATGTACTTGGCAATTCCGGTTTCAACGTCCTTTGCCTTCGACTGCTCTGCAAGCCTTTGTTCGAGATCCGCTAACCGCTTTTCCTTGAGTTTGTTCTCTTTTTTCAACTCAATGATAGCGACTTCTGCGGGAGTAATCTTTCTCTTTGCGGTTGCCACTGGCTCAACGTGTCCAGCAATTGCTTCTGCAACCTCGTCGGCAGGTTCATCAGGGTCTTTGTCCTGTCCGTCGTCTACCAGGTTTCCTTCGTCGTCAAACATTGGGGAATCTCCCAGGTCTGCGATATCCACATCGTCGTCTACCTGATCTGCAACATCTACAGGTTCTTTGTCTTTCGGATTAACGTTGTCAAGTTTCATAGCCATGTTATTACCCTCCAAATTGTGCGCTGGATGCGCTAAGTATCCGTTGGTGGATACAAACCAAAGAGCGTTTGCTCATACTTCCATTCTATCATGACCATGCAAGGGGGTAGCAAGATTAACAATGTATATGGCACAAATGGCACTTAACCTTGCAAATCTTGCTCATTATGATTCCAGATTGGAATAATAGACCAAATCAATTCCATAATGGAATAATCAAGTCTACATTAACGTTAATGTAACTCTTTATCCCATTGCGACGCATGATATAATAAGATTGTGGACATAAAAAAAGTCCACCCAATCCCTTGAACAAGGATTGCGAATCAGATGTGCCTGGCATCAGACTCGTTGGTAGACTCAATTACCATTATACTACACCAACAAAACTGATAATACAAGATGGCATAGGCTGATTCCAATAAGGAATTTGCCTATTTTTATAGGCGACGGAGGATCGACAGAGCGAAGGCACTCCGAGATCAAAAGGCCAGAGGTAGATGCAGCCAGTAGTAATGAAGTGCGTCCGGCGTGATAAGTTAGAACAGTTGTGATTGTTGCGTCGTTAATTCGGGTGTATATGACCGAGAAACAAATTATATAGGTTGGCCACCGTGATTGGGGATGTATGAGTGCTTTGGACACGGGAAAAAGCGATACTCATGCTGAATTGTTCTGTGCGAAAAAGCGACGGCGAAAGCGAAGCTAAAGCACACTCTCCTCTTTCAAGGGGAGAAGTGTGCTCAAGGCTCTGGCTCTGCAAAGCTAATAAATATAAATAGACGAAACTACCTTGCACTCCTTCTAATCGCTTGCTGCGGCGCACCGTTGTGTATAACCTTTGCGGTTTCCGGGCCTTCCGTAACGACTCCTGCGGATATCTCCACTTTTTGTCCAGACTTGCCCGTTTCCTGGATCTTAATAGCGTCTTCTATCTGCACGACAGACGCACCTTGCAGGATAACCGGACTTACGCCCTTCTCTTTGGCTTCTTCGATAAGTTCCAGTTTGTGTTGCAGTTCTTCCGTTGTCATGTCCCTGTTGGGCGTAGCACTTACCTTCTCGTAGACGATATGTACGCCCGGATAGTGTTCTGCAAGAGCGGTTCTGCCCTTGTCCGTAACCATGTTCGGGTTAGGAATGTAGAATCCGTTGATTCTTGTCTTAACGTGCATATCTGGACACGCATAGAAGCCGTACTCCGTCATTTCCTTTAGGTACTCGATGTTGCCGCCGAAGAACTGGTGCTGGATAATGTTGAACTTAGCGAGAGGAATCAATGCACCGCTAAACCCGTTCGCCGTAAACTCTTTCCCTGCCAGCTTGCACCCCGATATGATATGCGGAAATGCCAAAGTGTTTGTTTTTGTATCAAGCATTGCCTATTCCTCCACTTCGTCCGGTATTACTACTGTTTCTGCTGTCAAAGACGTTATCTTTCCGTGTTTTACCATTGGTTCACTTTCTGAACCAACCTTGTTAAGCTTCTGCGCCTTCATCTTCTGCCTTGCTTGTTCGTTGTGCCGTTCATACTCGATTCTTAGAGATTGCCTGTATTGTTGCAGCATAGACAAAGCTATGCGGTCAACCTTGTACTCCAGCATTTCCAGTTCTTCGGGCGGCATCTTGTTCTTCAACTCGTATTTTAGCCAGTCTCGCAGCGTTACGGGGTTCTTTGTTGTGCTGTTGCATCCTGTTTTCGTACAGGTACATTGGTTTAGTCCGCTTAACAAGGCAAGTGTTTCGCACTTCCCGCACATAGGATAGTTAAGGATGTTGGTCATGTTGTATCCAGACATGACCATCCGTTCCATTATCCAGTTTCCCTCGAACAACTTCTTCGCAAGAGCGGGGTAGGTTTCCTGCAACGCCTTCTGTACGCCCATGCTGTGCGGATCGGCCATTGCCAACTCCATTGCCTTTAGCTTGTATATGTCCGGTATTTCTCTCGCCATTAGATCATCCCCCGCTTATCTGCTCCGTTCAGTCCAGGTATCGAAGCAAGGTTATCGGGCGGCGTCTGCATCTGGTTTGTCTGCTGTACTTGTCCATTGCCGGATACTGGATTCTGTCCGTTCAAAGTCTGCGGGATAATCTGCTGCATCTGCTGCTTCATTTCTCCCATTTCTTCCTGTTCCGACTTTAGTTTCATGCCGAGAATGTCTTCCAAGGCAGAAACAAGCACATCGTAGGAGATAATCGGCTTCTGTACACCGTTGGCGTCGATAGACATGATCCCTGCAAGGTTTGTCAGGATATTGTACATATCCGTCTTACCTCTGGGCATTGCGTCACCGATAATGACTTCCGTATCGAAGTCGATCTCCGTGTATACGGTTTCGCCTTGCTCGTCTACGGCAGTCTCGAACGAAGGTATTTTGCCTATATCCATGCCGGCAGACTGATCTTCCAGCGCACGATCCAAAGTAGCGCCTGTCAGGGGTACGGTAGCCGGTACGGACATGATACCTTGAATATCTACATACTCGCTAGAGTTCTTGCCCAGACTTGCCCAGAAAGGCTTGTCCCAATACTGCATACACAGTTTCAAGGCGTACATATCAGCCCATTTCATGACCTCTGCAATATCCGACTTCTTATCCTTAATGCCTACAGAGCCTTGAACCATCTGACTATTGATCTGCGTAGCTGTAGCCGAGGAACCAGTCTGGCTTCCTGTCATAATATCGTGGAATCTGACGATTCTCTGCGCTTCTCTCAAGCACAACTCGATAAAGTTCGGTACTACAGCGTTGATACCGCCCATCTGCAAGACTTGGATGTTCTGTGTAGGGTCTTTGCAAGGAATAAAGTCTGCCGGATTGCTGTTTATCTCGCCCGGATCGACTTCTCCTGCTGGATCTATAGCCAATTTGCTCTGTGCGGAGAACCGAGCGGCTAATTCCAACTCATCTGCAAGATTGTTGACCTTTTCCTGCAAGCCAAGCAACAGATTTCCGTCGCCAAAGCCGTAGAACTTGCCTAGTTGCGGCATCATACGAGCGATTGTGAACGGATATTCGTTGTCAACGTGCTTGTAGTACGGATCTCCGTCTGATTCTCGATAGATAATGCCGCTTACATCCATTTCGATAAGGTGCAAAGCGTGAGTCTTCCTGTCTCGTGTCCAGTACCGAAGAAGCATGACGCTATCTGCATCGTCTATGCTCTCGTCACTGTTCTCTCCCTCTATCCGGTTAAATCCCAGCGTAGCGGCATCTGCGTATTTCTCGCCGTATTCTTCCAAGATGTACGAGATGGGCACATATCCAACTTCCTGTATGATGTATTCCGCATACTGCAAGTCCTTGGCGTCCTTTATCCGTCCGTCTACGAGAACAGATAGGATAGGCGGTACGCTAATGCGCGGATATCCGTTGGGCTTTGTCTTGTTGTTGGAAATAGATTCTTCCCAGGAGATTGTAAGATAGCAGTTGCCCAAAAGATCGTAATATCGAGCAAGGTCTTTCATGTGTTCTTTGAATCTGCACTTCTTGCGGTAGTATTCGCTTGCTGCATCGAACTGCGGCATGAACGCCTTGTGTCCTGGATTGTTGGTAACGTGCGAGAAGTCAATCTGCGACTCCAACATGCTGGCTACTTGGCCTTCTACCGTAGGTGTTATCAGAGCGATAAAGGAATTTGGGAAGTCTTCGTCGTCTGCTACGGGATCTCTGCGACATTCGTACAGTTTTTGCAGATAATCCCATAACTCCTTGTAGTTTGCATCTACCTCTGCTCGTCTTGTGTAATACTGCTGCGAGTACCTTGCACCTCTGTCTATCTGATCTTGGGTCATTATACTCAAAAGATCGACAGTACCTTCCTGTGTTAGAGAACCATCACTCTGTTCCTTCATGTATTATTCTCCTTTTAGTCCTGCTTTGCGCCGTTTGTATTCCTGTGTGCTTAGAAAACCGTCCTGATTGCGAAGTTTGGCATATGGATCTTCTGGTGTTGGATCTGGGATTGGAAACTGCGACTTTTCTTTGCTTTTGTCAAGCAATATATTCACTTTACTTGACAATTCACTAATCGAAATATTAAGTTCATGCAGCTGTAATCTAAAGTCTTGTATCTGTTCTAACAATTCTTTTTTACCGCCTAGCATACCTTGAACCTCCCGTCTTTACTTTGACCTGATACTTCTTGTCTCCGCTCTCGTAAGCACATCCATGTGTCTCAATATACTCTCTTGCTGATTGTCTGTCTATACGTCCCATTTCTATCGCGTCTTCCAGCTCTATCCGCATCCATGTCCCCGTAAGCAAAGACTTGTCCGGTTGCATTTCGCAAGCCTGTTGACTGCAAACTTGTAGATTTACAGCTAAAGCAATGACACAATTGTGAACAAGAATATTGTTCGCAAAGTATTCTGGTTTTTCATAAACTTGAAGATTATAAACTCTTTTTATGGATTCCCCGTTTTTTAAGTGCAGAGTTTCTTCCATTGTCTTGAACCATTTTTTTATATTCTTCAGGATGTTCTTCGCGCCATTTAACAAGGTGCTTAATGTTAAGCGCCCCATATTTTTCTCCATTTGCGATACGGGTAGCCTTAACTCGTTCTGGATTTTGCTCTTTCCATTCTCGCAATTGTCTAACAAGACGTTCCGATTGTATTTTTCCGTTTTCTCTAGATTTATTTCGTCTATCTTCTTGAAGCATATGCTTTTGACAGTGCGCTCTTTTCGGGATACATTCGAGGTTGTCAATTTCATTATTGAGTGAGTTATCGTCTTTATGGTGTACAACGAACCCATCAGGTATTTCTCCAAAGTTGTCAATCCAGATTTGCCTATGCAAAGCAAACGGCGGTTCTTTCCATTTGTCGTGTCTCCAGAAATATAGTCTAAGTTGTCGGCGCTTTGATTCTGGATATCTGTGATATGCTTTCCCGTTGTAAATAATTGTTTCACGTTCCATACATGCGTCTCCTCAATGGCAGAACGTTTCTCGTCCCACATGTATATTATATCACTAGCTTTTACGTTTTCAAGTGCTTTTTCTCCATTTGTTGTAATAATTGGATGACTTGGCGTTCCTGTTAATCCAAGTCTCGAAATAACTTTTTTTATTCTACTTCTAGTCTTAACGACAGGTTTATAACCATCTCTTGTTAAAACCATATCTCCAATCTTGATGTTTTCTATTGGTACTCGTCCTTTGTTGGTTAATATAAGTGTTCCTTTAACAAAACAATCGTCGTGAGCGCCCGGCTCTGCACCCATCCAACTGCCTTTAATCTTCTTTTCCTGATATGTGAATAGAAGCATTTCGTTCAACGTTTCTACATCGTTGATTAGCTTCATATTGTTTCCTGTCCAATGGATAAGGTCGATCAACATCAACTGTCTGTTCTCTGGGCCTGTACGCCAGCCGATGCTTTTCTCTTTCTTCTGCCGCAGCTTATCCGCAGGAGTCATGCGCCTGTAGAACTTCGTATGCCCCATCATCTGAAAAGCCTTCACAATCCAGTCGTTCATGTTTATTTCGGGGCCGAACAGGACGTTACCAAACATTCTAGCAAGCCCATATATCTGCCAAACGCACTCGTCAGGATCTCCGTCGTCGCGGAATACAGCTACTTGTTCACCCGTAATATTGTCTCGCATCATGCCTATGTAGAAGTCCTTGCCTTCTCCTGCCGTATCTGCCGACAAGACATATGGAACCTTAGGACTAGGCATTCTGTAAATGCGAGTTTTTCCAAGAGGATTCTCGATAAACTGGTAAGTGTCTGGTATGGGCAATCCTTTGCTATCTTCGTTGTACAGGAAGTTACCGACAAGGCAAGGTTCCCGCGAGTATTGCGTTCCTAATTCGTTTAATCTGTCTTGAATAGCATTGGCATTAAAAACGGTCTCGCCCATCGTTCCCCAATTGCCAAGAGTATAAACTTGATAGCGATAAGGATTAGTAAACTTGTGCCGTTCTAGTTTCTCTCCTTGAGACTTAGGAAGGAAGTGATTGTCTTTATATGTAGTCTTGAGAACGATAGAGTCTACGCCTTCCATTGCCAGTTTAATTGTGACATACTTGAACAGCCAATGAGTTCTTCTGACAGGATTAAAGATCAAGATAAGTCTGCCTTTTACAAATGGATCTCTAATTCTATCGTCCAGTTCTTCAACATTATCTTGCAAATCTTCCGCATTGACTTCTTCGTATATGATGTCAGTAACGTTAGAACCTTCTTCGCTTAACGATGCGGAATCGTTTCCTATGTTTTTTTCGTTCTCGAATTTTATACTTTTAATGTCTTCTACATTATCCAGACCTTCAAATAAAATGTGATTCCCGTTAATGCGATTTATCATCATGTGCCTAGGATTGCGCTGTAATTCCCAATATTTTAGAAGGTGCATTCGCTTTAGTCCGTTATAAACTTCGCCCCAACACGACATGATGCAGTCTGACTTTTGCTTTCTAAGACAAACAAGGTTTCTTCCAGGATATAATGTCATTTGCAAAGGCATTTTTTGCCCTAAGACAAAGCTGCTTTTCCCCGATCCATTCCCTCCGTAGTAGACTTCGTAGTTATGGACAGTAAGAAGATGCGGGTAGTAAACGTCGTTGAACAACCTCTTGTCCAGGTCTATATCCGCTATAGCCGGTAGTGCTTCTTGTCTGTGCGCCATTTATTCTGCCATTATCTCTTGAATTTTGATATCTCCAATTTGATCTATTACATACCAGCCAAGTAAACACTCTTTTGAAATACACTTTTGTACAATCTCGTCAACTTTGGCATTCAATTTTGTTATGTCTACCCATGCGCACAGTCTTGCAGTTGCATCCATTAGTTTGTTTACATATTCGTCAAAACTAATAATGCAGTCAATGGTAACATTAAAACCATGTTCCAATAGTTTATTCTTGACCATTATTCCCCAATCGTACCAGTCTACATGACTTTGCATTTTATTACCTTCCATACCTATACCTCCAAGTCTTCGTCTTCTTCTGGATTTAAGTTCTCGTCGTTTATAACACTAGGATAGTTCGTTTCCAAATATCTGCGGGTAATAGACAAGTCAAGATGCCCCCGCATTAGTATCAAGTCGTTTATGCTTGCATTGTCGAAGTTCATAGCACAACATCCGTCCTTGCTTAAGTGCATGAACATAATCGCATCGTCTTCGTCTAACTCGTTCTCGAATGAAAGTGTCTGCAAAACTAAATCGACAGGCCGCTTGTTCTTCTCGTCAAAGTTGTACAGCATATGCACCTCCCCGTTATCTCTGCATACAGTCTAGCCCTATCTATACCGTTTGTAAAGACGACAAATATTTGATAGTTTCTAAAGACAGAAGCAGATTAACTTACTTATAAATCTCGTAAATCTATGCGTCGCAGTCCTAAAGATATGAAGTCTAAATAATATACGGTGCTTGCTATATACGCTATATGCGTCTTTTTTGTTTTTCCCCAAATTTTTAGAAACAGCAACTAAGAACAATAACCATAAATAACTACCACCTACCCCCGTACACTCGCGTCTATGTCGGAACCAATCTTTACAGACAAACAAGCGATAGTCTCTTGCGGAGAAGGCCTTTTTGTCGCCGAAAATTGTGTGTGAGCTATATAGTGTATTCACGTCGTCGCGCAATCCCGACGTAGCCGGTGGGTGGTGGTGCGGCCTGCCCCTCGTCCTGCGGCTGCACAAACTAGCAACTAGCCAAGCTGATAGCCAATGTTTATAGCTTTGCGCTCTTATCCGTATGTGTGCGGCTGTGTGCTATGCGCTGATGCCTGTGTAGGCGTGTGGCATGGGTGTGGCGCGCGTTCGGCTAGCAAAGTAATGATCTTATACCACCATGCCCTAAAACAGGCCGCGTAGTCCTTGTACAGGCTTATGTTGACTTTGACATAGAGAAAGTCAGTCGATAGACTTTACACGTTGGACATACTTTGTTCATATCTGCATGATATGCTGGAGAAAGATCAATCTATCAGGAGGATGAAACAATGACCAGACAGTTTATCATCAACCAGGTATCGACTCGCGAAGTATACGACAAAGCGCTGCCATGCTATGCAAGACCGGCCAGATATTGCCCACATTGTAACGCGCCTATGAAGGATTCAGACGTTATCGACGAATACACGGACTACACCTGCGATATGCTGGTAAAGTGCCATAGTTGCGGCAAACTGCATACATATTCAGTGTAATCTTGTCGCGCATTGTCACGGCCACATATCGCTATATCTACACGCGATATATATATACTGGTGCCGGCAGTATATCCGGCAAGATTGGAGCAAATAAGATGAAACAGTACACATTAACTAACGAAGACGGTCAATCACGGCAAGTATATCAAATCAGCGAATCAGAATATCAGATTGTCGGATCTTTACAAATTCATCATGCTTCTGATTTTGGTTATGAATGCCTGTTATCTGACGCTAAATGCGAATGATTCGCAAATTGTAACGATTACAACTTAGACGCTTATATAACATACACGCTATATATATTATAGGGGGAACGACTATATGAAGGACTCTATATCATGTGGAACAACAGTATACGAGATTGACAATTTAACAGTCAGAATACACGAGATTGACAAAGATAATCCGATTGTTTACGAGAGAACATTTAATACAGCGCGTGAAGCATATTTGCAATTTTGCAAAATTACCGGATTCGTGCCTTTTGGTTATAACATATAAGCACACAGTATATTATATAGAGGGGGACGGACACATGATAAACAAAACCTATCTATTCACAGAAAAAGAAGTTATCTTATTACGCGATGCCTGTATTGAGTATTACCAGTTTTTGAAAAGCAATCCAAACAAGAGTCCGGCAGCGTTAGCCATTATCGAAAGCGTCAAGGCGTTAAAAGATCAATTCAAAGATGACATAAAATAACGTCCGCAAACCTATATTTTCCGAACATAACGCCAAATTTGCATATATAAGTATACATATACAGCACATAGCTATATGGACGTATATATTATTTATTGCATAGTTTACACTCCATTCACGGATTCTTCACAGTTTATTCATATATTCGCGACAGAACGAGATTATAGAACACAGGAGGGATAAAACCATGAAACATAATTTATCATTCGAGGATGCTACCAATCTAATCAAGTTAGAGATTGCCGGGAAAAGGGAAGCGGCCGCGCTTTGTGATGCAGTTATCGAGATTGTCAAGAAGTTTGACGGGAAAGTGCATAACAAGCGTTTCGACACTGCCGTTAATGCAGTAAATGAGAATGTCCGTGTTCGGATGCAGTATAACAGTTTTGATATCAAGTATTCCATGCCGAACAGAAGTGTTAAAAGCGTTAGCGCGGATCATTGGAATTATGTCGAGTATGACGAGCCGTATATTTGCGGAATGTGCATAGAATCAAGCGACAACAACCGCGCATTGACGCCGGACAAACGCATTATATCAGAAAACATAATTGCAAATATCCTAGAACAGAAAAAGCGATTGACCGCTGGCGCTGACCTGGCAGAAAAGCAATTAAACAACAATATCTGCGACTTTATCGGACGCAAAGCGAAACTATTACAGCAGATCGAACAATTCAATAATGACGTTGATTATTCGTTAGCAAACTATTTTGACCTTCGGATAGAAGTCCGGCGATAATAACCACAGATCGAAACGGCTGCAACGTGCAACGTATAACCGTAATGCGGTTACTGACGAGATCAAATAATCCTTAACAGACTGTTCACAATCTATTGGTATTTGTTCACACTTCGATGGTAAAATGAGATTAAGAGATAAAACAGGAGGGAAAGAACATGAACAGAGACAATCAGAAACCATACCACGCCACATTGACCAAAGCCATGCAGGAATTAACCAAACACGGTTACAAGTGCTTTATCCAGCCCGAAAACAGCGATTGTCTTTACGGCCATGTCATTACGCCGTCCGACAATGTTATGTATGTGCAGCGCGATTCTTACGAGTGGCGCGGCTGGACGTTCTCGATCCAGTACCAGCCAAGCAAGAACAACGGGAGCGGCTGCGGATGTCTGGAAGATCCCACGCCCGATTTATCGCTTGAAACCTGGCAAAGAGCAGAGCGCGAAGGATTGGCGTTTGCCGCAAGGTTACACGCAACGCTGTATAAATCTAGCGCCGATTGGCTAAAAAATCTCTGGAATAAGGAGGAAATGCAAGAAGTCAAGTAAACCACATTCGCGCTGTGCTACCGGCAGGACGGGCAGAAAGCGGATTTGATGGCTGCACCGAAAGCAACCTACCAGGCCGCAAGGCCGATAATATCAGGGGAGGTATAGACACATGAGAACGAAAGCAGAGCCAACACAGGAGCAAATGACAACTGCGCTTTACGATCTTGTCCGTGAAATGTACGACGACAATGCTGCATGGATGCTTGAAGTTCCAGGAGTCGAAGAAATCATGTCGGAATATCTTTACGACGATGTAATGGACAAATTATGCTGGGATCACGAAACCAACAACAACGAAAGCGGGGATGAAGAAAATGGCTAAATCTATGTACGATTGGGCGGTTCTGCGTTTGCCCGAATCCATGAAATCTACGCCGGATCAGGATCGCAAATGGTCTATCCTGGACTTGAAATTCGATCACTTTTTATTGGCCGAAAGCATCCGAGCCGGTGCCGTGGTTATCGGCGCTTATGCGACATACAGCGAAGCTGTCAGGGTTTATGACGAGTGCTGCGTACCGTCCTGGATGGGGTGTATCAAATGAGCAAGATAACGCCGTTTACAGACGGATTCGAGGGCAAACAAGGCTTCTGTCACGATCAAATGCAAGAATTATTAAAGGCTTTCGACCTGAATTATGACCCAGACATGAGCGACTTTGATTTAATTAAGATATGCGACATTTCGACCAGTACTCTATCGCTTCAATCCTGCTGATCCGTTATGTCTATAACCCGGCGACCGGCTGTTGTGTCTATCTCTACGCCTTCGAGCGTAACGCGAAGAATGACAGCCGGAGCCGCTGGCGTCGGTGCATTATCCCTATACGCTGGCATCCATGCCTTTAATGCAAACATCCGCTCGATGCTGGCCGCTGGATTGTTTAGAGCCTGTTCCATAACGATTGACTCTAGCTGTTCCGCTTTGCTCTGCTTGATGGCTTCCAAATTTTCGAGGTAAACTTTATTATTTGACCTAGACCAGATCGCCGGACTGATCTTAGCCAGGTGCAGCCGATCAAGGATATCAAACGGCCTAAGCTGATACATCAAGCCCAAGAGATACAGCGATTGCGGCAAAGACATTTTTACCTCTGGCGCTTCGTTATCGTCGGGCAGGATCATCAAGTCAGTAGAATCAGAACCGGATACGATTTTAATTACATCAGCACAAATAGCCTTCGCATGGGATAGCCACTTAATAACCTTCGGGTCTGGTTCCTCGTCAAATCTATCTGTAGGTTCCAGATCCAGGACAGTCTGCGCGAACAGATAATTGTCGTTGTCCGTGTCCATAGCAGACGATAGTGCGCCGTTCTGTGTTGCCGTCAATGCGTTGTTGATGTATCTGCTAAGATCATACCGCTTGTCTGGTTTAGCCATTTACCTCACCCCCAGACCAGCATAAACCTTTATGAACAAACTGTAAATACTGGCTTTTAAGCCTTGACACGTTCTGACTCGATGCGCTACTATTAAACCACTTGAACGAAGAAAGAGAGGACAAGAAATGACACGCATTTATTGGCAATTCAAAATCAAAGACAAGAACGAACCAGACAAAACAACCAAGGCGTTTTATGCGAACACGCACTTTACGAAAGAGGAAGCGGAGCAGGACGCACAGAGAAGATTAACCGAAGGCCAAACGGCAGAGTACGTCGGATTCGAATTTGTTTGAGGAGGACAAGAGAAATGAAGAAGAACAGAGACAGAGAGATCGTAAAGTGTATTGACAGTTTGACCGCCTTGATTATCTGCGAGGAAAAGGAACGCGAGTTTCTGGAAAAGACACTGGATATCGGCATCATCAATCCGAAGACCGTTTTACAATTGCATGGCGAGCAAGCGTTGGTGTCTGTCGCTATGGCTTACGGGGCAGATATCGCTTATGAACCGTTGGATGTTCCCGGCTATCCGCAGTTTACGCAGAAGCTGTCTATCGAAGTGAACGGCATCATGCTGTTTGCGCTGGCATAATCGCATGAAGCGGATACCGGCAGTAGACTATCAAACCGTCCAGGAGTACAGCCGCAGCCAGCAGATCAGCATAGAACTTGTCCGGCGATATTGCAGACTAGGCAGACTACCGGCAAAGAAGGTCAACGGACGATGGCTTATACCCAGAGATGCGCCCATAACCGGCTACGAGCCACGGCTAAAGCATGGCCGATACGTCGGATGGAAGGATATCGTCAACGGAGACTTAGAAAGTTTTTTGAAACGTCGCGGAATAATTGTAGAATAAAAGAGAGGGATAATGATATGATTAAGCAATACCTTGACTATGACAAAGTTAATAAATGGATCTTCAAGCGCATGTTTGAGTTAAAAAAAGATTATGGCGCGTTGACGCATTGCGTGGATCTGGAGGACGGCCAGCTGATTATAACCGATGGATATCTGGCGTTCAAAGTCGCTAAGACCAGCTTGATGTTTGACGTTGGATGCTTTCACGATGCAATACCAGCGGCAGAATCACTTATGCGGTTGTCATTTACACTGCTCGACAAAGCGCAACGCATCCACTATACGGACAGATGCGTTTCCCGTTACAATAAACCGCTCTTGCGGTACTGGACAGCCAAGGACAATTCCTTTGTTGTGCTTATGGACGAAAAGAAGCAACAAGAAGCGAATAACGCCAACCGCCTAGCCATGTTCGGGTCTGGTAAGTTAGAACCCATCCAGTTCGCAGACTGCGAATACAAGAAGGTCTATGCGATTGTTATGCCCGTCGGATACGACGACAAAGATATCGGGCCGCTCTTGGGAACGGTAACAGAAACTTAACGTTCTTAAAATGTGTCAATCTGTATCAGAAAGAGTATAATAGAGAGAGCAAGAGAGAGAGGTGCAAATTATGGACATTAGACTGGTCTGGATTCAGTTGCGTAATTTTAAGGGAACTGCCGACAGGAAGATCGTCTTTGACGGCAAGAACGCATCCGTTTATGGAACCAACGCCAGCGGAAAGACAACTATCTACGACGCTTTCACCTGGTTGCTGTTCGACAAGAACTCGTTGGGTGTATCGGCTTTCGACATGAAGCCGGTAGGTCTTGACCGGCCAGAGGTCGAGGTATCGTGCGTCCTGTCCGTTGACGGCAAAGAGATCGAACTCAAGAAGATCCTTACCGAAAAGTGGACTAAAAAGAGGGGCGAGGAACAGGAAACCTTGACCGGACACGAAAGCCGGTTCTGGATCAACCAGATCGAGAAGAAGCAGGGCGACTACAAGGCTTTCTTGGATTCTATTATCAGCGAGAAGGACTTCCGTATGTTGACCTCTGCGGATTATTTCCTGGGCTTGAAGAAGCCGGAAATGAGAGCGGTTCTCGTAAAGATGGTCGGCGGTGTGTCCGATATGGATATCGCCGGATCTGATCAGCAGTTGGTAGACCTCGTTTTGCTGATGCAGGACAAAGGCTGGTCTTCTGACGATCTGCTTAAACTCTGCAAGCAGAACATCGCGCTGTACAATACGGAACAGACTGCTATCGGCCCACGCATGGACGAGGTACGCAGAGCAATGCCAGCGGAAGCCGACTACAGCCAGCTGGAAGCCGGA